TGGTTCGCCAAACTAGCGGCAAAAACGTGTGAATTTGAAAAATAAACCAATCCCCCCTAAACCGACTAAAACGGTCGGGATTAAAGCCAAGCATGGGCGTGGGTATGACGACATAGCCGAGACCTTGGCAGCGGCAGCGCAGCGGCTAGGCTGCACGATGTCAGACCTGCGGAGGGCAAGGGATGCCGGATGTCCCGGCTTCGCGCATGGGCGCGTCAAGATCCCCGTGGTCAAGAAGTGGCTGGAGGCGAACCCGCCAGCGGAAGACGACATGGACGAAGAGGCGCTAAAGAAGCGCAAGCTCCTCGCGCAATGCCGCAAGCTGGAACTGGACGAAGCCATCCTTCGCGGCGAGTTCACCGGCAACGCGACCGTGACACAGATCGCGGTGGCGTGGTCTGCGCAAGTCCGCTCCGAGTTCATGCTGCTCATCTCGGAAACGCCGACATGGGCTGGCCTCGACGCGCCGACGCTACAAGACCGTGCGAAAAACTTCGTCAACGGCGCACTCAGCAGGCTCACGACATTCTCGGCACCATGCACGCCTGCGAGTTAGCCATCCGCGCGCAGCTACGCATCCCGGATAACCGGACTGTGGAGCAGTGGATACTCGACCAGCGCATCCGGCCACCGGGCAGCGCGCGCGGCACGCAAATGGATCTCAGCCTCACGCCGTGGTTGCGCGAGCCGTGCGAAGCCGTCGCCGACAATCACAACCGCGAAGTCGTCATCGTCGCACCGACCGGCGCGGGCAAGACGACGGTGCTTGACGCCTCGCTGCTACGGGCCACGCGCGAAGACCCCGGCAGCATCCTGCTGGCGATGCAGACAGACGAGGACGCGGATGCCTACTACGACGAGCGGCTGGAGCCGATGCTGCAAAGTCTCGACGGCATCGGTGACATGATACGGGCGCTGCCACGCGGGAAGCGGCGCAAGGGCGAGCTAGTGCTCCCGCACATGACCTGCTTCGTTGTCGGCGCAAAAATGTCGGCGTTTCAGCGCAAGTCCGTTCGATACGTGCTGCTCGACGAGGTATGGCAAATCAAGCACGGGCTTGTCGCCGAGGCGCGCGGACGGCATCACGACCGATGGAACGCGCGGGTGGTGCTCACTTCGCAAGGCGGTTGGCAGCATGTGGACACCGACAACGGGCGCGTGAAGACTGAGCTTTACGAGGCATGGGAACGCACCGACCGGCGAGAGTGGCAGTTCGTGTGTCCCGAGTGTCACACCGCGCAGCCGTGGAAATGGAGTGGGCTGAAATGGGCGGATGAGAAGCGGGCTGATGGCAGCATTGACGACACGGCGATCACGCAGTCCACGCATTACCAATGCGCGAAATGCGAGACGAAGTTCCACGACGACATCGCCGCGCGGCGGATGCTCGCCAACTCTGGCCGATACGAAGCGCAGAACCCGCAGCCGCTCACGGTACCGGGCAAGCACGTCGGCTTCCATTGCAACGCGCTCACTCTCTACTACGTGGCATGGAGCACGCTCGTCTTGGAATGGAAAAAGGCGAGCGAGTTGACGGCGGCGGGCGACAAGTCCGCGCTGCAAGTGTTCGTGCAAAAGCGGCTCGCGGAGTTCTGGAAGGACGAGGAAGATGAGCCGGGCGTCGTGCTCGGCGGGGCTGGCTATCGCTTCGCCGACTACGCCAACGGCGAGGCATGGGAGGGCGAGGTTCACCGCTTCCTCACCATTGACCGCCAGCGCGATCACCGATGGGCAGCGTGTCGCGCATGGAAGTCGGACGGCTCATCGCGCCTGCTTTGGTTCGGCAAGATACTCACCACAGAAGGATGCCGCGAGTTGCAACAGCGCATGAAGGTCGCTGATTGGGCGACGTTTCAAGATGCACAATACGAGACCGGCGAAGTGTATGACGAATGCGCGCGCTATGGGTGGACGGCCTTGCACGGCTCAGGCGATAGCGGCTTCACTCACAACCCACCCGGCAAAAAGCCAGTGCGAAAAATTTACTCGACGCTCAAGCAAGCGCAGGCACCGGGCGGCGGGCGTGCGCGCTACGTGTTCTTCGCCAACGAGGGCGGCAAGGACATTCTCGCCAAGCATCGCGGCGGGCACTCGGCGACGTGGGAGATACCGGACGACGCGGGCGTGGACTACCACACGCACATCAATTCTGAAATCAAGAAGGACGTGATTCAGAAAGTGACGAAGCAAATCCTGCGCCGTTGGTGCCGCATCGGGAGCAGACCGAATCACGGCTGGGACTGCGAGGTGATGCAAATCGTCGCCGCGCTCATCAAGGGCGTGATCGCCGCGCCAGTGGCGGAGTCGGAGAAAGTTGTTGACGTGCAAGCGGAGCAGACGTAGAAGCTCCACATCGCATCCGCGATTCTTGCGTGAAACCAAGCAATCCAACACCAAATCAGCCGCCGTCACGCCGTGCCCATTCGGGCGCGGGTTTCACCGTGGCGGCGGCACTTGGAACCAACACAACATGGAAATAGACATCATTCACATCGTCATCTGGATCGCCCTCTCTGCAGGCGTCGGACTTGTCGCAGGCGCACGCGGCCACTCCGCTGGAGCATACTTTGCGATCAGCCTCATCCTCTCGCCGCTCATCGGCATCATCGCAGCCTGCGCGGTGCCATCACCGAAAAACTAAAGTATGAAAACACAAACACTACACATAACTCCAGCGCAGGCGAAAATATACCTATCCAAACCGCATCCGCAGCAACGGCCTCTTATGAGAAGCAAGGTCGTGCATTTTGCGAGAATGATTAAAACCGGGCAATTCCACTACACACATCAGGGTATTGCCATAGATACGGACGGCAACCTAATTGACGGGCAGCATAGGTTGCATGCAATAGTTGAAACCGCAACTCCTGCAACGATGCAAGTCTCAACAGGAGTATCAAAGCACGCATGGCACGCTATTGATATCGGCGCAAAACGAAGAATATCTGACATTAGCGGAATCGTCGGCAGAGAGTCCGAAGTTTATCGGCTGGCGCTTCACCTTACATGCAACATCTCAAACCCGACCGCAGAGGAAATCATTGAGTTGTCAAATTCTCAATTTGGACAAGCAGTAAAGATTTTACTGCAACATTGCGGAACTGTGCGAAAAATCCTGTCATCGGCACCCATGAAGACTATGGCCGCAGCGTGGTTCTGCGAAACAGGAGACATGTATTCGATTCATCAATACCGCGCGCTTGTAAATGTAAAGTTTGACGACATGAGCAATCAAAGCAAAGTTTTTTATCAGCAGGTATCGACAGGGCGCATTCATTCATCCGACAGGATTGATCTTTTGTGCCGTTCTTATTTGCTTTTTGACAATTCAAGGAAAGACGAAAAAAAGCTGATGATCCACAATGTTTCAGACTTCACGCCAAAAATCCGTGACATGATTAGAAGCTACATACATTCGACGATGGTATCAAATCGCGCCTGCATGATTTTGCCCTTGTGAAAGGAGCGCATTAGCAATCAGGGCGGCACTGGCAACGGTGCCGCCCTCAGTTTTGACACGGCGGCAAGGGCATGGCCGATCTCACCGTCACACCCGCTTCCGTCATTCCCTCCGCATCCGCAGTCATCGCCATCGGCACCGCTGGCGCGACCATCGTAGCAGGGCAAAGCCTCTACATCGACACCGCGAACAGCAACGTGCTGAAACTTTACGACGCGGACGGCTCGGCGCTCACCTCGACGATGGCGGGCATCGCCCTCGGCGGCGCAGCCAGCGGGCAGCAGGTGCGCTACGTCACGCAAGACCCTGCGCTGGTGCTTGGCTGCACGATGGCGGTGGGCGATACGCTTTGGGGTAGCGACACCGCAGGCGGCATCACCTCGACCTTCGCGGACTTGGAGGCTGGCGACTACATCACCTGCATCGGCGTTTGCACGGTGGTCAACAGCACGATCAATTTCAAGATGATTCCGGCTGGGGCGGTGAAGGCGTAGTTTGACACCGCCGAAAAGGCGTGAGCATTGACGCGGAGTTCATCCTAGCATTACAGCGAGTCATCAAGTTGCGCGGGCGCGACGTGATCGAATCCGTCTTCCTCGGGGAGTTCTCAATCGTGAGCGGACAAGGCGGAGGCAAGCTGGTGAACACCTCAGTCGGCGGCAAATCCTTTTCGTTCTCACTTCCGGCAAGCATGTCGAGCGACGCACTTATGATCGCTTGTGACCGCGCGCTGAGGCAGTGGGACAGCCTCGACGCCACGCAGCGCGCCTTGCTTTTTACGACCCGCAAACAGTCCACCGTGCGGGCATCGTTCTAAGCTATGGCATCGCTCGTTGACCCTTACGGTTCCCCAGTTTCATCGAAGCTTCTGCACGCTGCGCAGAAGAACAGCGGCGACCGCCCATACTGGCACTCGCGGATGGCCGACACCGCAACGGACATCCCGTTTCAAGACTGGCGCACGGTCGTTTCCTACAGCCGCCGACTCTACGCCAACGACGGCTTAGTGAAGGGCGCGATTGACCAGATGGCACAGCACGCCGTCGGGCGCGCGTGGAACCCGAATTACACAGGCGAAGATGCCGAGTGGGGCAAGCAAGCCGAGCAATGGCTGACTGAGGAATGGTTCGGCGTGTGCGACGTGCGCGGCGACCAGTGGGATTTCAAGACCTCGCTTTTCAACGACTCAGTCGCGCTCGACGTGGACGGTGATTTCCTCGTCATCCTCACCGAGACCGAGGGCGGCTTTCCGGCGATTCAGCATTTACCGGCGCACAAGCTCGGCGTCCGCGACACGAACAAGACGACCGTGGAGAAAGGGCCGCTGCGTGGATTCCGTATCCAGCAGGGCGTCATCTTGAACGACCTCAACCGCGTCGTCGGCGTCCGCATCCTCGGCGAGACGGAAAAGGACGACCGCGACGTGATCGCGAATGACTGCATTTTTTGCTTTAACGCCACGCGCGCAGACCAGATTCGCGGACTGCCGACGTTCAGCCACGCCATCAACGAACTGCGCGACGCATGGCAGTCGCAGCAGTGGGAACAAATCACGCATCAACTCGCGTCGTCCATCGGCCTGATTGAGCACAACGAACTCGGCGCGGCAGACCCGAATGACCCCGGCACCGTGCTTGGCGAGACCGGCACGAACGAAGAGACATTTACGAGCAAGCGCATGGAGGGCGGCATGATTCGCTACTTCAAGGCTGGCAGCGGGGCGAAGCTGGAAGAGTTTCTCAGCAACAAGCCCGGGCCGGCGTGGGAGGCATTTCAGGAACGCATTTTCAAGAAAGCCCTTGTCGGCGCGTGCTGGCCGTATGCGCTGTGCTGGCCGGGCGCGGGACTCACCGGCCCTGCGGAGCGTTCGCAAATCGAACTCGCCCGGGCAACCATCCTCGACCGGCAGGAGTTGCTTCAATCGGTGGCGCTACGGGAGATCCGCTACGCACTTTCCAAGGCTATGAACATCGGGCGCATCCCGCGCTCGACGGACTGGTGGAGGTGGAAGTTCACGCTCCCGCCGAAGTTCAGCATCGACAACGGCAGGGACGGCCAATCACGGCGCGAGGACTACAAGCTCGGGCACAAAAACCTGCGCGGCATCCTTGGCGAGCAAGGCATCGCATACGACCATCATCGCCGCGAGCGGAAGGGCGAAGTCGCGGACTTGCTCACCGACGCGCTGGAAGTGGCGAACGAAAAGGAAGTGCCGTTTGGATTGGTGCTCTCGCTCATGCAACAGCAGACCGCCACGGCGAGCGTCGGCGGCGGCATGAACGGGCAACCCGTGGCAGACCCGAACGACCCCGAGCCGGAACCCGCGCCAGTGGTTACGCCGCCCCAAGTTTGACACCGCACGAAAAGAAAATGGGCCGCCACTACGCATTCCGCACAACCTTCGCATCCGGCGCGATTAACACGGACGCGCGCATCATCAGCGGCGTGAGCGTTATCACGGAAGGCCCGGCGCTAGGGCACGGCGTGATGATAGACGCCGAGAGTCTGAGCACCGTCAAGACGTGCGCGGAGACCTACGGCGGCGGGCTGAAAGTGAAGATGAATCACCGCAGCGGCGCGGATGCCATCGTGGGCAGGCTTTCCAGTTTCCGAATCGAAGGACAGCAACTCCGCGCGGACTTGCAGCTTTTGAAGTCGCATCCGCAAACAGCGGTTGTCTTGGAAATGGCGGAGACGATGCCGGAATCGTTCGGACTGAGCATCAGCTTTTCCGGCGCGCTGGAAGGCGAAGAAGGCGAGACGCAGTTCATGCGCTGCCTTGAAATCTATTCATGCGACATCGTAGACTCTCCCGCCGCAAACCCTAGCGGCCTATTCTCTAAATTTGACACCACCAACAATCAACCAAGCAAACCTATGCTCATCGAAACTCCCGAATACCTCGCCCTCGTCGCTGAACACAAGATCGCGTGCGAGCAGGGCGTGACGCTCAAGGCCAATTTTGAGGCGCTCACCGCCGAGAAGACCGACCTCAGCGCAAAACTTTCCGAGGCTTCAACCAAACTAAAAGACGCCGACACGGCGATCACTGAACTCAAAGCCTCGATTGAAAAGACAGCGGCAGAACATGCCGCTGCTCTTTCCGACTTCGACAAAAAGGTGAGCGCCAAGGCCGCAACGATGCTCGCGCAGACCGGCACCACGCCGGTTGTCATCGGCAGTCCCGCAGCGCCTGAGCCGAATGCGCTGATCGCCCAATTCGATGCAATCAAAGACCCGATTGAGCGCACGCGCTTCTACCGGGCCAACAAAGCCGCCATCGACGCCACGTTCCGCAAGTAACATCACCCATAAACCCACATGCCTTACACTAACCTCAATATCGCCCGCCTCGCGAATGCCGCGCTGGAGGGCTTCGTCAAAGAGCTTCTGCCGCTCAATGTCTTCTCGCGTTCCTACTCGCCCGATGTAGTCGGACGCACGCAGGGAAACGTCGTCCTCGTCCCGCTCATCGGTGGCCTTGTTGCCACTACGTTCGGCGGCACCTACGCCATCACGACCTTTGCGAAGAGCGTCGTGACGGTGACGATCAACCGCCACAAGATCGTGCCCATCGGACAGACCGACTTGGACGCGATCAACAATAGCGATTCCAGCCTCGAAAGCTTCGGCTTCCAGCAGGGCGCGGCGCTGGCGCAGGCGGTTATGGAAGACGTGCTCACGCTCGTCACCACGGCAAACTTTACATCCGTCACGACCTCGCTCGCGGCTAACCTGAACGTGCCGCATCTTCGCGCCGCTCGTCTCGCGCTCAATCAGGCCAACGCTCCGAAGTCGCCGCGCTTTGCGCTGCTTGACGCGGTGGGCATGGATGCGCTGCTCGGCGTCACGAACTTCGTGCAGGCGCAGATGTTCGCAGACCAGAACGTCCTCACCGAGGGCAAAATCATGCGTGCGCTCGGGTTCGACTTCTACGAACTCAATTCGAGCTTCGTTTCCGCCGCCTCGGTGAACGCCTTCATCGGCCACGGCTCGGCAATCGCAATCGCGATGCGCTACCTCGCACCGCAGCGTCCCGAGGAATACGACAACGCGCAGGCTTACAGCGACCCCACTACGGGCGCGACGGTCGGACTCCGCGACTTCTACGACCCGGCCACCGGCACGCGATACATGGCGCTGGAGTGCAACTACGGATACTCCGCTGGCATCACCAACGGTGCGCGCATCATCAAGCGTGACGACTAGCCTTTAGGCTGGATAGTTCATACAGGAGCGCCGAACTCAGCAACGGGTT